GGAGGGGGTTAAGGTAAATGGCAAGACAGGTTCAAAGAGAAACACAAAGCACAAAGCCGACAAGCAGCCAGAAACAAAACAATGCGTCGAGCCAGCCAGTAAGCGTTCAACAAGTTGAAAACCGCTGGAAACAGGTATTTAGCAGCCCTGTTGGTGCTGGTTTTGGTGGCATATATCCCGGCGGATATATGCTTAATGTCGGTGCTAGTTTTGTAAACGACCCATATCTCCTTAATTCTAGGATTAAACAACTATCTACACGTTCTTCTTTCACCGATAGAGATAAAATAGAGGAATCATTAAAGAACCCTGAAAATAATGAGTTCTTGCTTCGTGAAGCAACTCATAGCATGATTTATCTCACATATCCTCTTTATAGGCTTCAAATGCTTTATGAGGGAATCTTAAAGTATAGAAGTTACATAGAGCCAAGATATGTTAAGAAAGAGGAAATGAATACCCCTCGTTTTAAGTCTGACTGGAAACTCGTAGACATGTGGCAAAAGAAGCTCAATCCGCAGAAGCAATTCCGCAGGATTGTAGCAGAGGTTATTCCAGAGGGCAAGAGGGCATATTATCTTAGGCAATCTTATAATAGCACAACAGACAAAGAGGGAGTAAACTACGTTCACTTCCAAGTTCTTCCGAGCGATTGGTATAAGATTATCAAACACTCTACTGACAGTTATGAAGTAGTTGCTTTTAACTTTGCCTACTTTTGGCAGGCCGGTACGGAGCTTGGACAATTCCCGGCTATATTCACAAAATATTATGCGGAATTGATGGACGCAACGACTGTGGATGAAAAGGGGCATAGATGGATTGACCCATATAAAACTCCAGAGGATGTTGTTGTTGAGTACAATCAGGACACTATGTCATGGTTCTATTGGAAAGAGCTTCCTGCTGATGAATGCTTTGTATTCTCGTTCACAGAATCTGACGATTTACAAATATCGCCTTTTGCCTCCTTGTTGTTACAGGCACAAGATTTGGCTTCTTACTCATTGCTTCAACAGCAACTTTTGACAGTTCCGCTTTATTCAATGCTTCTTGGTGAAATGCCATTGCATGACGATAATAAGTCGGGCACATATACAGACGATTTTAGATTATCGCCAGAAGCTGTAAATGCATTTGAACAGAAAGTCAATTCCAGTATGCCTCCGGGAACAACTTATAATATCGTTCCGTCAGAGAACAATACACTTTATCACTTCCAAGAAATTCCCAACGCTGGCGAAATCTATAATAAGGGATTACAACAGCTTATCAATACGTCTGGAGCTTCTACACTTATGACGACAACAGAGAAACCGTCAGTTGCTCAGGTTGCTGCTGGTAAGGTTATAGAGACAAGATTTATTGATAGAATGTATGACCAATTTGCTTGGGCATGTAATATAACCCTTGAAAAGATGTACAATCTTGGAGACTTGAAATTCCGTTGGCAATTCTATATTCATGGCGATGCTTTCAGTGAAAAGGACGAAGTGTCTGCTGTTGAAAAGAGCTTGTCTATGGGGCAAGTAGAGCTTCTGCCAAAATATTTGTCTTATCACGACAAGACGCTTTTGGACGCTGTAACGGATATTGAGTGGGTTGAGAGTTCTGGCATCTATGACAAATTCAAGCCTCTTGTCAATACGTTTGGAATGTCTAATAAAGACACGAAAACTTCTGGTAGACCAAAAATGGATTTAGACAAGATAGAAAATGATAATACAGCAAACAGTGTTGATTCGGGAACAAATACTTCCGATACTCGCTTTTCTTTAAAACATTGTGCTGTGTGTGGCGGAGAAATATCGGATGAATATTATCCGTTTTGTAGCGAAGAATGCAAAGAATCTTATATAGAGGAACATCATAACGACTATGAGTAATAAGAAAAACTGTCAGCATGTTGATTCAAACGGACATTCCACCATAATTTTTTCACATAAGAAATGGACTGGTGTATATCCGCCAAAAGTCAAAGGAATTTGTAAAATCTGTAAAGAACAAATTGAAATGACAGAGAGTGAATATAAAGAATTTATAAAAGAGGGTGAGTTATCTTGAAACTGATTTCTGACAGAATGGAATCAGCGCTCACTGGGTTATACGGATTGTGCTTTACTGGAAATAGTATTTGTGACAACTTGGTAACACAACTTGGAGTAAAGTTTGTAATGCCAAGAACATCGGATATTATTCATTATGAGATGGCGCATGAATTTCCGCTTCTTGGTGATGATATTGCTGAATATGCTGCTGCTCGTAATTCATATTTGCATAGACCAGCTGTTGCAGCTCATATGGAAGAATATGAAAACTTGACATCTATGTTTGCATCATTGCTTGATTTTATGATTGCCTTTGAAAAAGAAGTCGGAAAAGTCATTGATTTGGCAATTGCTGAGGATGACAAACAAACATTAAAACATCTCGATAAGTTTATTAGAAAGCTTGTTCCATTTACAGAAATGGCGCTTGGTTTTGTTGATTATGTTGAGATGAATGGTGATACACCTACTCAGTGGATGCAGATGGATTCTAATATCAATAAGTTTTTTGGTATTAAAAAGAAATGATTTGTATACATAGAGGGGTGGTGATTGGATGCCAAAAGTATTTTCAATGCCTGTATCTAAAATAGACGTTGAAGAAATTAACAACGGAGATTTCTTGAAGCTCAAGTTGTATGCTATTTCTGATACAGTCAACAGAAACGGCTCAGAGTTCCTGAGAGATGGTTTTGAGGAATCCATTCCCACAATTTATAATAAACCAATTCTCGCCTATTTTAATAAAAAGATTGGAGACGCAGAAGAGCATAATTCTAGAATGGATATTGACCAATACGGTGACACTTTCTATGATTATGACTATGATGGCGCTGAAAAGCCGGTTGGCGTAATTCCTGAAAGTGCTGATATTTATATTGAGGCAGTTGATGGGAAGAATTGGGTTGTTATTAATTCAGCCTATGTTTGGGTGGAATACAATAAACGCCTTATTGAAGTTATTAAACGGCAAATTACAAAGAAAGTAAGTGTCGAAATAGAGGCTATTGACTCGTGGGAAGAGGATGGGATTGAGAAAATTAGAGTTTGGAAGTTCTTGGGCATTACTATATTAGGTAAAGATAAATATGGTAATCCTATTGAAGAGGGTATAGAGGGAGCTAAATTAGTTCTTGATGGTTATGAAAACTCTAATACATTTAACACTTATAAGTCAAAATTTAGATTTGCTATAAGTGGAAATAGAGACACATATTCTTCTGATATACTTGAAAAATATGGTGTAACATCTAGCGGTGAAAAAAACATGTTTTCAAAACAAGATAAGTATGGGACCGGAAAGCCAATTTCGGTTGATAAATCAAAAGAGGCAGTTTCTAATGATTCTTGGGGAGATGTGGATAAGACTTCTCTTAGAAATACAGTTTTAGAAGCTAAAAACTACAAAACGCTTGTAAAATCGGTATATCTTGATGTACAAGACGGATGGGAAGAATCTCCATCTGAAAAGCTCAAATATCCGGTTATGCAATATAAAAATGGCAAATTCGTTTATAATGCTGGTGGACTGTTGAGCGCACAACAGTACGGAGAAAAATATGACGAAAGCGTTGCCAAAAAGGCTTTAACAATTCGTAAAAGACTTGGACTGGTGAAGTCAGAAAAGGAGGAAAAGATGAAGAAATTTATTGAAGCAGCCAAAATTTCTGGCTTTGCTTATCTCGGACTTTATAATGGCAAACTTGCTTTTGCTCAAGAGTGCGATTGCGACAAAGAAGAAATGGCTGAGGACAAATCTGAACTTTGTTTGTTCGAGGTTGATAAAGAACTTGCTGAGAATTATTCCGAGGGCGAAGAGTTTGCTTGGGACGAAATTACAGGACGTTCTGTTGATTTGACCACTCGTGATGATGGTAATAAAACCGATTATGCTGAAGATGACGAAGATGAATCGGATAAGCATGATGATGACGACGACGACAAAGATGACGACGAGGAAAAAGAGGAACTGAAAAAGAAAGTGGAATCTCTTGAGAAAGAGAAGTGCGAAATGGCTCAACGCTGTGAAGCTGCTGAAAAAGAGTTAGAGGAAATTCGCATGGCTCAATTCAAGGAAGATACTGATGCTATCCTTGCCGACGAAAACGAAGATATGGATGAAAAGACACATGAGGAGCTTGTTAAGATGCGCGACGAGGGCAAGTTTGCTTGTGTTGAAGATTTTGCCAAAGAAGTAGCATACAGAAAGTATCTTGCTTCTAAAGAAGAAAAGAAAGAAATGTCCAAAAAAGAGCAGAAACTTTCTTTCGGCCTTTCTAATAATAAAACTGAACCCAGCACGTCAAAGAAAAATGTTTTGATTGACAAGCTGGCTAAAATTTAAGGAGGAAAACTAATTATGGCTAATAAACACTTTTTTCAGCCTGTGAGAATGGAGTCTCAGTACGTTGACACAAAACTTCAGACTGTTATGTTCCAGGCCGATTCGGCTAATGCCGCTTGCTATGATGGCGAGCTTGCTGTTCTGGGTGATTTTGTTCAGGACCCCGTATATTTGAGCGCTTTTACCGCTGCTGGCGCTGCGGCTTCCGCTCCCGTTGATTTCAATACTCGCGCTGCTACTGTTCCTGCCGCTGCTACTGCTGTTGGCGTTGGTGTTATTGACCTCCCGACCGTTCCTATGGCTACTGGTGCTGGCGTGGCATATCGCATGGGCTACAAGACGATTGGCCTGACCGCCGAAGCTGGTGTGCCTGTGCGTTTCCGTAAGCTTGTTGTGGACGACACGTTTGCCACTGGTGAGGAAAACTGCACAGCCGCTCTGACTGTTGGGCAGTATGCCGTTCTTGCTACTGGCGGTGACGCTGGTAAGTGGGCACCCGCTGCTGATGCCGCTGCTACTGGTTGCTATGCTAAGGTTATTAGCAAGTATATCGTGTCTCAGGGCGTTGATGGTAAGGTAACAGATGATGGCGTACAGGCTTATATGCTTTGCGTCATGGCTAACTAATTAAAGGAAAGGAAAGAGAGGTAATAGAATTATGGCTAACATTAGACAATTCTATGCTTTAAATACTTCCGACAAGAATTTCTCTATGCTCGATGACGAGCAGAAAGCTCTTGTTGAGGGCGGTTTTAAAGTTGCTAAACAGTACATGGCAGAGCGCATGAAGGATTCCAAGAAGGACCTTTTTGCCGCTATCAATGACACCACTATCGACAGCCGCAAGGAACTGAACGATATGGTTGTTGAGAAGATTGCTAAGTATAGTGCGAAACGTGCTGGCGGTATCAATGTTGAGAATTTTGCTCTGGCGGATGTTGCTAACCCTAACGTACATAACGACCCTATCTTCAAGCGCACGTTTGCCGCTGTTCTGGCGCAGATTATGACTCCGGTTGTTCCGGCTATGATTTCCACTTCTTTCATGGACTTCGCTGATGTTGCTAACATCGGTTGGGGCGATACTGCTCGCTTCAAGGTGAACTCCAACGATACGTTCTTCGTGACCCGTCTGGCCGAGGGTATTCTCCATGGTTCTGTTCAGAGAACGTACAACAACGAAATCACCGTCAACCCCGAACCCTACAACATTATGACGGCTGTTGACTGGTATCAGGTTGCTGCTGGTATGTTTGACCTTGGTGAGTTCGTGTACAAAGTTGGTATTTCTTACAATGCTTACATCACCCAGATGGTGATTCAGGCTATCGGTGCCAACATCACTGCCAACGCTGGTACTTCTTACATCGTGAACGGTTTTGCGACTTCTACGTTCGTGAAGCTGGCTGAAATCCTGCGTGCTGCTAACGGCGGTGCTAAGATTCGTGCTTATGGTACTCTGGCTGCTCTTAGCAACGTGATTCCGTCTGGTACTACGAATGCTAACCTGCAGATGGGCCTTGGTGAGGAATGGGCGCGTGTTGGCCACTTGGGCACGTTCATGGATGTTGACCTTGTGCGTATTCCGCAGATTCTTCTGCCCAATACTGTCAATACCACTCCGCTGACTGGCATCCCCGATTCTACAATCTATCTGTTTGCTGATGGTGGTTACAAGCCGGTGAAGCTCGTGTTCGAGGGTAGCGCTCTGACCACGGACATTGTTCCGACCGAGGCTCCTGACAAGGAAATGGGCATCAGCCTAACGCTTAGAATGGGTACAACGTTTATCGCTGCTTCTAAGTATGGTGCTATTACGGGCGTTAGCGCGTAATTGAGTAATATAATAGGGGGACTCTTTTGAGTCCCCCATATATTAAATGAGAAAAAGGAATAAAAGGAGAACAACATTATGCCTGCTACTAAAAAGGCTGTACCGCAGAATAATGATAATGCGGAAGATAAAACTGTTACTTCTGCTTCGTCTGGCATGACAGCAGAAGATATGCTTGCTATGATTGCGAATTTAACGGCTCAGATTAATAAGCTCACCGCTCAATCGAACGGGGAGACAATAACGTCTAATAGCGGCGTTTCAAAGATGGATAGGCCGTGTACATTGATTCATTTGTGTGAATGTCACCCGTCGTTGCCATCTACGATTAAATTGAACGGCAATGAGATTCGTTTCACAAAATTTGGTGAACGTAGAACATTCAGATTCGCAGAAATGCAAGATATTACATCCCGTTATAGAGATTGGTTTGAGCGTGGTATCTTTACGTTGGGTAGTGACTGCGACGATATGGTAGACGAGTTTGGGCTTGAGATTATGGACGTCCCCATGTCTGCTTCTCAATACGCTCGAATCGCTAACCTGCCTATGGCGGAGTTCAAACGTATCGTTGATGGATTATCTTATCCGATGGCGCTCCGTTTGGCACAGACGTGGATTAAACGCTACGAAGCAAAACAGGCGGGATATTCCAATCTTGAAAAAGTCAAGATTTTAAATAAGAAAACAAAAGGCTTTATGAAACAGTTCATGTCTGACTTGTTAAACGAGGGGACAGAAGAATAAGGGGGAAAGTTTGTGGCCGGGACATCTTATTTTACTGTATACAAAAGGGCCATAACAGAGTTCAAAGACCCTACTCTAAAAAATCTTTTAGAAAATGACACTGTTATGTTCAGCCAAGTTATGTATAATTTCTTGGAGAATGCGATTTCTCTTTTCACAAATCCAATTCCGGCGCAAAAACGTGTGAACGACAGGGTTCCTCCTAAATTTTATTCTCAAACCTTTATAGGTGACGGGAGTAATAAGCAATTTGCATTAACTGACGCGCCCGATGCTTCTTTGATTGATGATTGTCTTTTTGAATATACTGTTGACGGCAACAAAGTAAAAGGCGTATATACTGCTGTTGCTGGTGGAGAAGTTGGAAAAGCAATTGTTGGCAAAACTCATACTGAGGGAACGCCAACAGTAACGCTTGACCCTGCTCCATTTGATGGAGCTGAGGTTGTGGTCAATATTTATTATGTTGGCAACTGGAATATCAATCTTTATCCTATGGAAGAATATATTCTCTCCGAGTTTATTATGGCGGCTTGGTCGGAATACATTCAAAATGATAAGCTTGATATTGTCAGGTTGCTTGGTGATACCGACTTTAAACTTACGTCAGTATCTTCGGCAACAACTTCAAAATCAAGTTGGTATATTGTGAATAGAGAGACTGTTACTAAGCGTATGACAAAATATGCATGGGATGCGGCTATTCAGAGGTTATACCCATGATAAAAAAATATTATGCTGACCTTGTAAATAGAGTGTTTAATGTATTGTATGTATACGAAAACGACATAGACTCCTTTGAAACCTATGTAAAGTCATTGATATTTGAATTAAGTGGAAATGAGGACTTTTCAGAGATACATCAAATACGATTCAAACTTAATGCCTTGCTTGTAAACAACATTGTTCATTCTGATGTTAGACATGCGGTATTAAAGTCAATCAGTATATTGGATAGAATATTGAGCAATTGGAAGGAGTGATAATATGGCTCTTGATTTAAGAGGAATAAAAGCGGCCACATTCAACACTCCAACCAACTATGTCGAAAGCGTACAATACTACGAACAGAATTTACAAGATAAAATAAATGAGACATATCAATATGCGAGCAATACTTATGAGATAGGGCAAGAGCTTGTTCGTGGGACATTAGATTTCACTCCTTTGGTATGTCGTGTTTGCCATGCCATTAACCCTAAAACTGGGTTAAACCTTGGTGACGACTTTAAAGACCTAAAATTCTTCGATGTCTTTTCTCATAGAACTATGGGTGAAAGATATTGGTTTAATAATTCTGTTTGGATTACTACTAATACAGACAACTATCATTATAACACACAATCTGCTATTGTCAGAAGATGCAATAACACGTTAAACTTAATTAATAGTAATGGATGTATTATAAGAGAACCATGTATTGTTGGTTATTCAATTAAATACGCCAATATCTATTATAACACTTCTGTCGAAATTCCGCAAGGGACGATTGTTGTAACAGCACAAAACAATGATATAACTCAAGGTATAAACATAAACGATAGGTTCATTCTTGATAATCAAGTGTTTAAGATTAAATCAGTCAAGGACTATCTTCGTAGTAATACTACGATTGGTGAATCTGTGCCGTTAATTGAGTTCGAAATGTATGTTGACGCTATTTCTCCTGATGATGATTTTGAGCTTTGTATCGCCAATATGTCTAGATATAAAGGTATATATAAGCCTTACGAAGAAGTGAAACCAAGCGATAAGGCTACAAGCCTTGTTGGTGAGGCCATTGTTGGAACTTCGGTTGTTGGCGAATCAGAAACAAACATCGGTGCGATAGTGATAGAGCCGTATCCAGTGAAACTATATCAGGGAGAACAACAGACTTATACATGTTCGGCTTATGGATATGTTGCGTCATGTGGTTGTCGTGATTCTTATGACTACGAAGAACCGATAGATGTGGAATTTGTATTTAGTACAAGTGGTGCGAATCCAAACAGATATAAATTTGAAGTAATTGACAGAAACACATTTTCGGTAATGTGTCTTGGAAAGTCAACAGTGCCGTTGGTTGTGACGTGTTCAGGCGGTGGAGTTTCTAAACAGGTAACTATTGATTTAAGGGGGCTATACTAATATGGTTTACGACTTAGATAGGATAGCCTATAATAAATTTACTGGTTTTTCCGACTTGTGTTATAACATTCTAGGCTATCTTATGACACAGAACGAGAACATATGGAAACTTTTGAAATATGATACGCCAGATGCTCTGTCTAAACCTAATCTCACGTTAGAAGAAAAGCGTAAGATGATTTATGACGGTGTTGGTGATTCAGAACATTATAATGTGTATAGATGCCCGTTCGTTGATGATGCTTTCACAGAGCAAACAAGCCAACTTAGAATATATTCATATACTATCAATCCTAACAACAGGAGTATGTCCACAATTGATATTAATATTGATTGTATAACGCATACAAAGCTTGTTAATATAGATGGGTGTAAGAGTAGAGTTGAAGTGATGGTTGAAGAAGTCTTAAAGACGTTAAACGGCCAAGAAATCAATGGCGTTGGGAAGTTGTTCTTCGACGCTAGAGAAAGCATGTACAATGCGGCTCGTTCAAGCATATTCAACAACAGATATTTCTGGGGTTATCAAATCACAATGTCTGTGAAATACGGAGAATTGGAACCTTTTACACATGGTTGACGATATTTTAATACCATATAGACAGGCAGTCATTAATGACGAACCTGTTGAACTGTTCGATGGATTGGTGCTTCATCCAGTCAAGATGCGAGACTATATCACATTTAATGTTTGTTCGTCAATTTTGAAAATAAACAAAAACTCAACAAACGACCCAAAAGTTATTTCTATGTCATATTTAGACTATATCATATATCTCATGCAAATGGAAGAACGAGAAAAAGAGCCGGGGAAGCCAAATATAAATGAAATGTTCTTAGAATGTTTAATTCTATTGGTTACAAACAAAGACGGTGCGGAGATAAGATATGGAGTAGATGGAAAGAAAAAGAGTTTCATTGAGATTGATGGGGTAGTATTACATAAAAAAGAATTTGACAAGTTTAGAAAATTTATACTTGTTCAAAACATCCCTGACTACAAAGAGGAATATATCAACCCAGAGTTGGAAGCCGATTTAAAGAAGGCGGATGAAATCAGGAATAAAGGGAAAACCCCATGTGACATAGAAAAACAAATGATGGCAGTAGTGATTGGAAGTTCTTTGACGTTGGAAGAAGTTAAAGAAATGACAATCAGAAAGTTCTTTATTGCCCTTGAAATGATTGATAAAAAACTTCATTACACCATTCTTAAACAGGCAAGTCTATCAGGATTTGTTGAGTTTAAACAAGAAATAACTCACTATTTGGTTGAGGATAATAGAAGCATTGGCGACAGTGTTGTTGACTATTCTCAGTTCCAAAATAAAATAAATAGTGTAAATTAAATAAGGAGGAAACTTATATGTCAAGACAATTTTTGGCTGGTGCTGCTACTGTTGACATGCTTGTAGGCGACCAGCTTATTGCTACGGCTACTACATTGCTTGATTCTTCTATCACTGTTGGTTCTACGGCTGAGGAAGTCCGTGGTGGCCCCGGTGCTAAGTTGCTCGGTAAGTATTATCATACAAGCACGTTTGACATCAACTTGACAGACGTTCTGTTTAAGCTTGAGTATTTCGCGTTCCAGACCGGCTCTGCTATTCAGCAGATTGCTGATGTGTTTACTTCAGAGCAAGTTACGCTTGGCGCTGGTGGCTCTGGCACTATCACTGGTACCCCTGCTGTGTATCAGTCTTACGGTACGATTGGTTGGGCGGCCAAACCGGGTTCTGACGCTTATCAGAAGATTACTTTTACAGAAAAAGCGTTTACAGTTGCTGGTGCCAAAGAGGGAGATATCTACTGTGTGAAGTATATCAGCACAGATAATGCTGCTCGTCAGATTACAATTTCTTCTTCGTTCATTCCGAGCGAGGTTACTCTGGTTATGACTGCCAACCTGTATCGTGCTGGCGGACGCGGAGAAAATGACGTGAACAATTCTTCTAAGATTGGTATTGTTCAGGTTCTCGTTCCTCGATTCCAGTTTAATGGTTCTATGGAGCTGTCTATGACTTCTACGGGCGTTGCTAACTCCCCGATTGCTGGTTCTGCTTTGGATAATCCGTCTGCAGACTGCTCTGACGGTGGTTACTACGCTATTATCACGGAGCAACTCTCAGGTAGTTCTTGGTATGATAACGTGTTCGCGCTTGCTATTGAGGATAGTGATATTGAGCTTGCAACTACGACTGGTACGGCTACCCTTAGTGTTTATGCTTTGCCCCTTAATGGCGCTGCTTTCAAGCCGCCCTACGAGGATTTGACGTTCACTTCCGCCGCTAACGGTACGGCTACTGTTACGCAGGAAGGTGTTGTAACTGGCGTTGCCCAGGGTAGCACGACCGTTACTGTCTCTATTAAGAATAAGGCGGGCGTAGAGGCTATTGCTAATATCACCGTTCCTGCTGCTGGTTAATTGATAGTTAGGAGCTGAATAATAATGGCATATACACCTACTGTTTGGGCTAATGGTGATGTTATCACCGCAGATAAGCTCAATAAATTAGAAAACGGTGTAGCCAATGAACAGGTGGGGCCAGCAGGCCCCGCTGGTTCGGCTGCCACCGTTACTGTTGGTAGCGTTGCGACTGGTGAAGCTGGTACGGAAGCAACTGTGACAAATTCTGGTACTGAAAGTGCCGCTATTCTCGATTTTGTTATCCCTAAAGGAGCAGCTGGTACAAACGGTACTGACGGCGCTCCTGGTGCTGCGGGGGCGGCTGGCGCTTCCATTAAAGCGATTGAACTGTATACTAACGAGGCCGGTGGAGTAACTGGCGGTAAGGCAACGCTTACTGATAATAGTGAAATCACTATTACTGTAACTACCGCTTCCGCTGGCTAATTCGAGTTAAGGGACTACCATACGGT